TCCTTCAAGTACTTTACAATCCTGACTATAGGTTAAAGCATTAGTAGGGTCGTTATCTTCCGAATCGCCAGGATTTTGAGAAGGAGCTATCGCTACAGCATTATTTTCAAATCTAACAATACCTGTATCAGAAACACTTTGATTTACTATAAGAGGGCTTGTAGCGCTGGCGCCACGTACAATATACCCTATTCTAGGAGATTCTCCATTATAAGTATCTCTTAAATCATATCTGCAATATTTACCTTTAGACAGATTATTTCTACTACTTAAAACCCGAACTACAAAAACTCTATAGCCTTCAGATATTCCATCAAAATCATAAAATTTTCGTTGAGAGTCTACAGTTATAGGACTAGGAACATCCTCTATAGTATGAAATATTTGATACCCTGCTATATCATAAAAATCGTCAGGAGCTTGCCAAGCTACTCTTAAACTGTCTGGAGCACCGATTCCTCTAGACTGCCTACTTACTGCTACGCTTTTAACAGGAGGAATAATTCTAGGTTCTGGCAAATATATTTCATCTGGTACATAGCCTAAAGCATAATCAATTTCGACAGCAGTATATTTCTCATTATAGTGCTCTGCTGCAGAAATCTGATAAGTGTTTTCTTCTTGCTGACCTACTGAAAGAATGCGGTATTGTTTTGCTGAGCCTAACGTAGTAAGGTTTTCAGTAGTTTCTTTTAATGCCCATACGCTACTAGAAGTCGGAGTAACCTCAAAAGTTCCACTAGTTAAAGTTAGTACAGTTACTCCTGTCTGATTAGCTTCTGAAACTCTATACTCTTGTACATGAGTATAAGGTTTCCAATTTAAGCTTAACGGATCTCCTACACCATCTCCAGTTTCTGTAAACGCATTAGAAGCTCTTTCAGAAGTATTAAGCTCAACGTAGGACCATACCCCAGACTCTTTTACCCAGGCTTCTTTTATCTTGTCGCCTCTATTATAGTTGAGACTAGCACTTAAATCGTCTACTATAGTAACACTATTAGAATTTAAAAACGCGGCAGACTCTGTTACCAAAACATTTAAGTCATAAAAAGCGTCCCCTAAATCAATGGAACGATCTATAGTAATCGTATTAGAAGTTGCAGATTTAACTCTTCCGCTTAGAATAGACCCATATCTATCTGCATCTTGAACATTAATAATGTCCCCGGGTCTTAAATATGACCCCGCCAACGCAGTAGAAAAAGTTACAATCTCTGTTTGATTTTGCGCTGTCCAAAGCTTCCATCTACCGTAGCGTAAAGCTTGCCCTTCGGAGGTTGCTCCAAAAGCTACGGCATTAACTGATTGAAGTTTACCGTCTTTAAGAATAGCATCTCTATCCTCTAGCACTAAAGGGCTAGGGGCATAATTTAACTCTGGATCATTCCAAGTTACAACTACTTGATTAGCTTTAGTCTTGTCTCCAGTACTTTGATATGTAAAATTACCGTCTATAACATTCCCTTTGGTAAAGTTATATACTGGGTCCCCTGGTGCATCTAATATAGGGCTAATTTTCCCGTCCATCCAGTACAAGATACTACCAAAAGTTGTGGCCATATCTTTAAGTACTTTGTAGGCATCACTGGCTTTTGTAAAAAATATGTTTGCTCGATATCTAGGCTCTGTTCCACCGTTACCATCATCTACTAATTCATCACAATACCTAGAAATTCTATATAAAGCATACTTATCAATATCCGACTCTGTAAGATGCTCGCCCAAACCGTATCTTTTATTAGTAAGCATGTCATAAAAAACCCATGCAGGATTATCGGTATAAAATAATTCTTCCTTAAAAGTACCATCCCAGAAAGGGTCATAATTAGCAACACCGCCATTATACTCCCTTGGAGTATAAGCAGAAGGAATTTTAACTAGTTTCCCTTGTAACTCATAGCTTGTTCTAGGAACTGAGCTAAATTGAGTAGAGTTAAAGGAAATTCCTGCGTGTGCAGTAAAGGGATAATAAAAAGTATCTTTTAATTCAGCAGTAACATTTAGTACCTGAGATACGCTATCTCCCTGCTTGTACTTATCTGGGTCTCCTTCAGAATAGTTTCCACCAAGATTTGTTACAGCCGCTCCAACATGACGACTTAATCTAGCAATTCTTATCTCAAAGTCTACAAAATTATTATTTTTTCTATATCCTTCTAAGTTTACATAATGCTGCCAAGATAGGGGTGCAGAAAAATTTGCAGTATGAGTAACTTGTCCATAGATACTTTGCCAAGAACCCCAAGAACCCCCAACAACTGTTTTGAACCTAATATCCATTGCATATATTGCGGTATTAGCAAGATTGTCTCCAGTTTTAGAATTAACTGCCTGCATTCTGCCATATTTTATTTCAAAACGTATTTCTTTTGCTTCTTTTCTTATTGTATTAGAAGAAGTCCAATTACTAGGAGAAATTATAGTTACAGCTGAATTACCATCAACAGCGTTACTTCCCCCATCTAAGTACCTATCCGTTGCTTTAAGTGTTATACTATTGGCCGTAGCTACAGTTTGTTGTAATTGTTTTAAAGTAGGAGTTGTAATAGCTTGATCGGAAGGTATAGACACTCCCCCGCCTACTCCATTCCAGCTCTCTATCTCATTTTGAACAATACTACCAGTTCGTAGCTGTACATCAAACCCCTTTGTTTTAGCAGGGTCATCGTCAGTATCACTAGGAGTATCTCCTGATGCTGGAGGGTCTACTTGGAAACTACCACTAATAGTATAGTTGTACGTTCCTGCTGTTACATTAGAAGGATTATCTACTGTAACAGTAGTACCAGTAATTTCTGATATAGAAAAAACCATGAAATAAGAGACAGTTAAGGAGGCAGAACTATTAATAAGCTCTTGGGCTCCGTAAAACGTAAATAATGCTGTTCCATCCGCATTATCTAGTAGAAAGCCTGTGATAGTATTACCTTCTTGTTTTAAAACTACGAGCTGCCCTAATTCAGGGGTAAAATTTGTTCCATTAAGATAATTACTGCCAAACGTACCGTCAAAAGCAGCATTGCTAAGTGTAGACGTCCATTTAGTAAGATAACCATTAGAATTAATTTGTACGTTGGAAACTGTTGCCGAAAATTCAGCTGTCCCAGGAAGCTGTAGGAACCTAGAATTTTTATCGTTGAAGGTTCCTCTATAGTCTACAGGAATAGTATTACTTACAGTACCAACATTGCTACTGCCAGTAAAAGTTATATTACCAATAGCGTTCCAAGATCCAATAGTATTTTGACTATCATAAAAGTAGGAGTCAGAAATTTCTTTAGCTCTTACATTATTAAAGAATACTGATGCAGCACCATATTGCAAACCACGAATAGGGCCCTCACAAATAGATTCAACCATTTGTATATTTTGCTGAGTAGAGTATGCGCTATTTCTGGCTACTACAGGATTTATAGTAATATTTTGATCAAAATCGTACATTTTATTCTCCTACCAGCAAGGCAGTGTCTCCGCCAGTATTTACTCCACTCTTATTAGTAAATATAGTTTGACCAGGAGCAAAAGGATTAATGTGTGTACCAGAAGAAGAAACAATCTTTGACGTTCCTGTTGCTTCCGTGCCTCCCGCCCCAATTCCAGAAGCTATATTAGCTCCTGTATTTGTATAGTAAGAGCCTTGATTTCTTATATCAAAGCTAATTAATTTTCCCGGAACTCTTAAATTACCATATAAAACAGGAACAGGGTCTCCTTCTATAATAGTTTGACCGCTTCCTTGAAATAAATAACTATTATCTTGAGAGTATCCTGCATCTGTTGCAGGATCTGGGGCCATAATTTCAGCTAACCCTGCAATAGCTAAACTTGCTGCAAAACCCGCAACAAGAAGTCCTGCTGTTGTTAGTCCTGATCCTGCAACATAAAATAAACTTGCAGGGTTAATAATAATTAAAGCAACTAAAATAACTGCTGCAATAATTTTTAAAGCGCCTTTAGATCCAGCGGGTCTAGGAGATATATAAAGATCTCCTTTTCCAAGCTTTAAAATAAGCTCTTTTTCTTCTTCAAGAGGATTATCCCCTACTTGACACAAAAAGCCTATTCCCTTTTGCTCACATTCTGCTAGATATTCTCGAAACCCAGGAAAATTACAGTCAAACAATTTTACTGCATCCTGAAAATTATTTACATCCATAGTAAACGTTTTTCCGTATTTTTCGGCTAATTCTCCGTCTAAATGCACTTTTCTTAACATTGTTTTTTATACCTGTAAAAACCTGTGATATAATTTGACCAAAAAGGATAAATAGACTCTCTACAAGACAGTCTGTTTATTGCGTGATGAAAAAATATATCATCGTTTATATATATGCCCATATGATTATTTTTTAAACAATCTACGGAAAAAATTATTACATCATTTTTCTGAGGAGAATCTATTTTATAGAAGCCCCAAGTGTTCATATTTTCCTCAGAAAAATAATCTAAGTCTTCTTTATTGTACCAATTATCTTCAAAAGCGTCTCTTTTAGGTAAGTCCCAAGAAGTAGTTGATACTAAATAATCTCTTGCTGCCTCGAAGCAGTCGGTTACTCCAAACTTATATTCTCTACCATAAAGTTCTGTGTAGTTAGTTTTAGGTTCTAATATATTTAATTCCATGTCGGGATAGGAAAATATATAATAAGGTATCCCTAAAGAATTACAATAATTTATATCTACTTCACTTGGCTCATTACTTGTGTACGGATGGCTATGTACAATTGCTACAATATCTGCTGTTTGTTTAATTTTAAAATAATCTTTAGAACAAATAACAAAATCTTCGTCATTGTCTGCAACATTTTTGCAGGGAAACCATTTCTTTTCGCCTTTTACTACTCCTATTATGCCGCATCCCTCTCTTGGAAGTTCTTTTTGAAAATGCTCCCGTATTTCTTCGATCATCTAAACTTTCTTGTTCCTGGAAAACCGCCAAAAGGGAGAGGTCTGTCTCTATTTTCAGATGCTCCAGTTGAATGGTATCGTGCTTTACAAGAGGAAATTAACTTTCCACAAACATCTAGTCTCTTCCAATAAGATCTACTTGTTTCAGGAGGGGCATCAAAAGAAGCAGATAAAGGTCGAATACATTCCCAAATTTTTACAAAACCCCCTGTAGTTGTTTTAACTTTATTTCCTATACTATAGACAGAAGCGGCGCTATAAGCTGAGATTGTATTTATATCATCAGTAATCAAAGTATCATCAATATCAAAATACCTTCCCTGATCAGTAGTATTTGTCCAGGTACAGCCAGAACCTCCAGCAGCTCCGTCTATTGCTATTCCTTGATATTTCCAAGGGCAGTATTTACCTACAACTACTCTACTAGGAAGTTTTACATTTTCTAAGTCAAAAGAAGAAGCTAGCTCGTAAGAGACAGCAATGGCACTTTCAGTTTTTAATCTGTCTATTATATAAGTAGAACTAGGAAACTCTTCCGGAAGAGTTGTACTCCACCCAGCTACGTCTGTTTCTCTATATGTTTTCTTTAATAGAGTTCTTCTATACTTTACTCTTGCCCCTATAACATCTTCTGCCTTATAAATATTATTCGCTTCTAGCAAAGCACTCCAAGTAGTTTCATCAGAGTCTCCGTCATCATTGTCTACTAAAGTTCTTCCTAAGGTCACTAAGTTAGCCATTGAAAGTATGGGCCTATTCTGAGGTCCGTCACTTTCTGTCTTAATTTCAGACATATGTATAGGAATAGCTACATACTCCTCCAAAGAAGTACCGTCGGAGGTAGGAAAATAAATATTTTTTGAATCAGCATCCAGTCCTGAAGTAAAATAAGCGATAGGAGTTGCTTGATCTCTAAGAGTTATCTCAAACAATTCTATTAAAGAGTCGCCTACACTTTGAAGTTGGACTGCATCTATAATATCTGTCATGGTTCGTAAACCCTTCTAAATGTTGTACTAAGAGTATGAATCTCATCTTGAACATATTGTATATTGTATTGCTCTGTGGCGACTTTAATTGTTTCACCTCCTACTACAATATCAAAACTATCTCCAGCTTTATTGTCTAGAAAAGCCGCGAGAACAGTAATTTCAGATAATGGTCTATTTGCAAAACTGACCGTAAAAGATTGTTGTTTTATATTTATCCCATCTCCTACTCGCTGTTCGTATCCATCTCCAAATCTTGCAACAAGCACTTTATTTTCTGATTGTCGACTGATGTTTCTATCGAATACAATTTCAGCAGTAGTTGCTGCGGCAGGAAAAACCTTTTCTAAAAGAGCAGAGTCCGTAATATTAGTGACAAAACTAGTATTGCCTGAGACTTCACTTTCATTTATAGTTACTGAATATGCTGCCATTAGGCTACTCCATACGGACTAAGCATTCCGCCTGATCTTTTCTGCTTCTTAATCTCTTCCTGTACTGCTGAGGCAATGTTCTTTCCAAATCTTGCTATTTCTTGATTGTCTTGCTTGCTATCACTTTGTGTGTTTCCATCGTTGTTCATTACAACATTTACGCTTACATTATTCTCTTGCATTCCACCACCGCCTGTTCCAGCCATTTCAACAGGAATAGATTTTCCATTCGGAAGAGGCACTACCGCTTCTGTTCCATGAAGCATTACGGGGTATCCAGCTTCCCTTCCTTTTGCTACGCCACCACTAGAGTACCCTGACATCTTACCTCCAGGTGTTGAAATTCCTCCACTTCTGAATGGGAGCAGTGATGATGCCAGTAGCGCATTAGTATTAAGTATCACAGCACCAGTTAATCCTATTAAAGCAGCGGTGTTGCTCATTTCAGTCGTTATTTTTGCAGGCCCCATAAATTTATCAAAGACAGTTTTTGCCAAAGTTACTAGTTGTAAAGCCATAGTTACTTTTGCGAGTGCTTGTCCTGCTTTAGTATTACCAAGCACTCCTGCCGCTAATCCTGTCACTGCTGATGCAGTAGCAAGAGTAGTAGTATCTAAGCTTTTTATTCCTTCTATCAAACCTTTCTTACTTTCTTCTTGATCAGCAGGAGTAACTTCCGTGCCTGGTAGTGCTGCCGGCGTAGCTGTACTCCCCGCAGCTGCGGGAGAGCCCATTGCAGCCATTGATCCATCTGGACAAGCTACAACACATACATACATTGGGTTCATGGCTGAAGACCCTAAAACTCCTACGGGGCCTGTTGGAGAGGCTGAGGCTGCTGTACCAGCCGTACTAGCACCCGTACTAGCAGCCGTACTAGCAGCCGCTGATGACTTGCTCTTTCCAAAAAAGCCGCCTTCGCCGCTTTCTGAATCTCCA